CCCCCGGTGGCGTAGAACCCGTTGGCCCGCCACTCCAGGGCGTTCCCCGCGTCGGGGGAGGGGAGGATGGGTTTGCCGGCGACGTGCGCCTGCACGGTGGCGTGCATCGTCTTGGCGTTCACGCCCCCACCGTAGGTGAACGCGATGCCGGTGTCCGTGTAGCCCCCGGCGTCGCTGCCGAACCGGAACCCCAGGGTGTCCGCCCCGGTGACGTAGTACCACTCGTAGGTGTTCTGGCCGCCCGGCTGCGGGTCGGTCAGGCGGACGGCGCCCGCCCGCAGGTAGCCCGGCGGGGTCACCGTCACGTTCCCCCCGAAGGCGGCCGCCCCCGTGGCGCGGTTCACGAGCAGGGCCGGCGGGCTCGGGGTGCCCGCGTCGTCGTAGCGGGTGAGCTGGAAGTCCGACCCGCTGTGACTGCCCGCCTCGGCGGTGGGGTTCGCCCCGAGCAGCCACCGGGAGCCCGCCGCGGTGGTGAACACCACGTCGCGGAAGGTGCCGGCCGGGCCGTCGAGTTGAAGCAGCCCCCCCGCCGGGCGCGTCACGAAGAGGTAGGGCACGGTCAAGCCCCCCGTCATCGTGTCGCCTGCGGTGTTGACGTAGCGCAGGTCGGCGTCGGCCTGGGTGATCCCCCCGCCCCCGGTGGCGTAGAACCCGTTGGCCCGCCACTCCAAGGTGTTCGAGGCGTCGGGGGAGACACCGACCAGTTTGGGAGTGATGCCGGTGTACAGCGATCCATCGCTAAAGAGGTACGCCAACGGCGTGGTGGCCGCCCCGGCCGCCCCGTACAGGAACTCCAGCCGGTTGGCGGCGGCCCCCATCCTGGTGCCGAACCAGTAGCCCCCACCGGAAGCGAACAGGCCGGGGGCGCTCACGTCCCCCCCGACGGTGGCCGCCCCCACGACGGAGAGCGCGCCGGCATTCGTGAGGCTCATCCGGTCGCCCCCGGCGTACCACCGGAGGGTGTTGTCGGTGGCGTACATCGTCCAGGAGGCCGGCTGTCCGAGGTTCCGGTCTTCCAGGACGTACCCGGCGGCCGCGCCCGTGGCGCTGAAGTCCTGGTTCGACGTGATCCGCCCGGTCACCGTCAGCGTCCCCGTGACCGTGCCCCCGGTGAGGGGGAGGTAGGTGAGGGCGGCCTCCTCCTTGGTGAGATACAGGAGGGCGGCGTCCTCCTCGGTGAGGAGGTTCGCGTTCGGGTCGATGGCCAGGTCGATGGTCTCGTCCGCGCTGCCGTACCCGGGCTTGACGGTCACGATCCGGATGCGGTGCGGGTCGTCGGCCCAGACCTCCAACTCGCCCAGCGCCCCCGTCACGAACGGGTTGGGCAGCGGGTCCGTGGAGACCCCGTTGGGGTAGAGGGGGTACGCGATGGGGGTGAGGGTGCCCCCACCGTCCGGCTCGTAGAACCAGACCTGTGCGCCGGCCAGGGGGATCAAGCCCGCTGGCCCCCGCAACATGATGGTGTCGCGGTACAGACTGCGGGCCATGTTCCCTCCGTGTCTAGTCGGGTAGACGCTTCGGTGCGGGGTACCGGTTCGGGTCGGTCATCGGCTTGATGCGAGTGACCTTGCCCCCGGCGAACAGGGTGGAGTTTACCCGGCGCTTCCGGCGCTTGATGACCATCGGCACGAAGTCCGGCTCCAGACCGTTCTGCTGCATCTGGCGCCGCCGGTTCTCGACCTGGTAGGCGACCGCCTCGACGTCTCGGTGGACGCGGGCGTACTCCTCCTCGTTGCTGAGGCCGAGTTCCCAGATCGCCTGCGCCTTGGGTAGCCCGAGCCACCAGATGGCGTCCACCGTGTCGGGGGTGGTGGCCTCCCCGCCCAGCGGCGCGTACTCCCCGGCGAGGGAACCGTCCCGGGTGAAGGCGGGGTGCGCGGCGGCGGCGGCGTCGCGGTTGCGCTGCTCGACCTCGGCCTGGAGCTTCTTCAGCCGCTCCTCGGCCGCGAGCCGGGCGGCGTCCTGCGCCGTCACCATCTGGTAGCGGACGCCGTTGTCTTCCAGCTTGGGCGCGGTGTACGGCTCGGTCGTCTCGTCCATGCCGACCGTGTCGTAGCCCTTCCCCTGGAGCAGCTTCGGGCCGGAGGCGCCGTGCGGGGCGGCCCCCGGCGGGGGGCCGTCCTGCACCGGATCGGGGGGCGGACCGATCTGGGCCTCCAGCGCCTCGTTCACGTCCTTCCAGGCGGACGGGTTGAGTTCGCCGGGGTCGGGCATTACGGTGCCGGTGGGGCCGAGGGATCGGTCCCGGTGGACGTGGTCGCCGGGGGCATGACCGCCGCCGTGCCCGCGCCGTCCGCGGAGAGCGCCTTGAACCCGGCGAGCGGGTCGCCCTGCACGATGGCGAAGTCCGTCTCCTCCGGCATGTAGCGCCCCTCGGCGTGGGCGACCTCCTCGGCCTGGGCCTCGGCCTGGGTCCAGGTGCCGGTCATCTTGCGGAGGGCCACCTCGGCGGCCTGCTTGACGATCTCGGAGGCGTCCAGGTCTTCGCGCTCCTCGGGGAGGAAGCCGAAGATTTGCTCGCCCGCGCTGACGCCCACGTTGCAGGGGACGAGGGCCGGGGTCACGCCCGGGGGCGTGGCGTAACGCAAGAACTTGAAGCCCTTGCGCTCGGCCCGCGCCTTGTTGATCGGGTCGGCCTGGGCCAGGATTTCGGACTCGACGTCCGCCCCGTCCGCGCCCTTGTCGGTGCGGTTGTAGTAGCCCCAGGTGTCCATGCTCGTTACTCCCCGGGCATCATCTGCCCGCTGGTGGACATGTCTACGGCGCCCTCGGAGGGCTGGCGGTTCAGCCCGCCGATGCGCGACTGCTCCCGGCTGCGGGCCATCTTGCGGTAGAGGTCGTGGCCGATCCCCACCTCCAGGCCGCTGAGCACCTGATCGTCCTTCTCGTCCTGGTTGTTGATGCCCCGCTGGCGCGCCTCCAGGAGCCGGAAGTTGACCCCCTGCGCCGCGCGTAGTTCGGTCAGCATCTCCTCCAGTTCCTCGGTCGGGGTGATCGACAGGTCGCCGGTCATCTCCACCGAGGGGTTGCGCTTGGCGATGGAGCGGATGACGGTGATCAACTGCGCCCGCCGACGCTGCTCCGCGATGACCATCCGCCGGATCGGGGGGAGGCCCCGCCCCGGGTCACCGCGCAGCCACATCTTCTCCTCGTCGTCGCGCAGGACGACGAACCCCTTGTCCTCGTAGTACGCCCGGTTCCCAGGATCGCCCTGGCCGGGGACGATCTCCCCGTCCGGCTTCATGTACCAGAGCATCCGGTGGTTGTAGGCGGGCGCCCGCTGGACGAGGCCCTTGGGCTTGTTCGTCCGGCTCCGAAGCTGCTGGAGGATGGGGTGGTCCACCTCGGCCGAGATGGGGGGTGGGGGCACGTTGGTGTTGATCGTGATGAAGCGGCCCTCGGCGTCCCGCTTGAGGGTGATCAACTCCCCGTTGGGGCCGACCGCCTCGATGGTGTCGGGGAGCATCTCGGGGCGCCCCACCGCACCGACCACGCCCCCGGTGGAGCCGACCAGCGGCTGCCCGTCGAGCCCGCTCGACGCCTCGCTCTCGGGTTCGGCCAGCACCGGGTTGCTCGCGGCCATCGCCTCCGTCGTGGGATCGGGTTCGTCCGCCACCGCCGTGGCCGACTCGGCCCGGCGCGGATCGTCCGCGAGGAAGGTGCCCCGCCGGGCGGCGGGCACGGTCCCGTTCGGCGGCGGGATGGCGCGGGGGGCGCGAGGCATCAGCTAACTCCCTTCAACCACACCCAGTGGTCGTCGCGGAGTTCGCCGTGGCCGAAGATTTGCTCCGAGGCGATCTTCCAGGTGAAGTAGTCGATGTCGTAGAAGAGGTGCATCTTGGGCGACCGCTGCATGACGAGGGCGTAGGCGTCCTTGTGCATGACCACGTTGTTGCCCTGCCCCGCGGCGGGCTTGAACAGGTTGGTGGTCACGTAAGGGGTGAGGCCGTAGATGTCCCGGCCGATCTGGCCGTTATTGACCTGGGCGCCCCCGCCGTTGGGCATGCTGTCCCCGCGGTAGAGGACGGACGTCCACTTCTCCAGCCCCAGCTTGTCGTTCTTCTCGGCCGGGGTCATGATCAGCACCCGCCCCGAGTCGGAGACGTTGCTGTCGTCCAGGGCCTGGACGGCGTCGCGCACGTCGTCGTCGGTGAACGGGGTGCCGAGGGTGCCGAAGCTGCGCGAGGCCAGCGAGACCCCGGTGGACACCTTGGTGTCCACGTCCTTCGCCAGGGCGTAGGCCACCTTGTCCTCGTACGCGGAGCGCAGGTTGATGTGGCTCTGCACCTGGACGATGTCCTCAATCCCGAAGGCCGCGTAGTCCCAGATGTTCAGGACCAACACGACCGGGGTCTCGGCCACCGTCTCGTAGGTGATCGCCGTGTTCTCGGTCTTCGCCCGCGCGTTGAGGTCGGAGATGCTCGCGATGATGACGCTCTTGCCGACCTTGGCGTCCTTCTCGTACTCGCGGTTCACGTGCTGCGCGAGGATAAGGTTCGCTTCCTGCTTGACGAGGACGTTCTTGCTCCACACGTCAGGGGAGAACAAGCCGCTGTAACCCGTCCCGGCCTGATTGGCGATGGTCTGGTCGATGAACTCTGCTACCCCGGTAGCCATGCCCACTCACTCCTGACTCGTCGGCCCGGTCAACCCGACCGGCCGACGAGTCGCATTGCGGCGGGGTCGAGCGCCCGGGTCGGCTTGTAGGCCACCCCGGGCTTGAACTTCCCCGCCTTCACGTCGTAGACCTGGACCCACTCTTCGGGCGACATCTCCGCGATCTGCTCGTCGGTGATCTGCCGCTGGCGGGGCGCCTTGCCCCCGCCGCTGTCGGCCACCGGCTCGGTGCCGTTCATCTCCGCGATCAACCTCGATTTCAGGGCCGGGGTGAGCTTCGCCTCGACCTTCTTCTGCGTCTCGGGCGCGCTCGCCATGTGCTCGGCCCGCGCCTCGATCAGCGCGGGGAGCCACCGCTTCAGCCCGTCCTCGAACCGCAGATTGCCGGGCACCTCGCCCAGCTTCTCGGCCGCGGCGGCGACCACCTCCTGCGGGAAGCCCGAGGCGATCTCGTCAATCGTGCGCTGCACCGAGCCGTAGGCGTCGTTCGTGGCCTTCTGCCGGAAGGTATCGACGTACCGTTTCTGGTCGTCGGTCAGCACCTCCCGGGCGCGCATCTCACCCAGGCGTTGGTAGTCTCCCCGGCGCGCCGCCTCAAGCGCGGCCTTCCGCGACCGTTCGGCCTGCTCTCGCTCCCACCGCTCCTCCACGAGTCGGTTCGCCCGCTCGTCGGCCAGTTGCTCCGCGCGCTGCTGCGCGAGGCGGTCGGCCATCGACCCGGCGATCCCCATCAACTTGCGGTTCTTCCGCAAGGTGTCGGGGTCGTACCGCTCAAGGAGTTGGTCGAGGTCGGGGAGTTCCTGTCCAGCCTCCGGTGCGTCGGGCGGCCCTTGCCCGGCCTCCTGCGGTTGTCCTGGGGTCGGTTCTGCAACCGGCGCCTGGACGCCCTCGGGAGCCTCACCTGTCGCCATCGCTTGTCCTTCTGCCCGTACGGGGGTCGCTGGCCTCCGCCGTGTCCACCCGGGCGGCCTGCCGGCGGTCCTGGTGGGGGTGGCTTCGGTCGGTTCGGCGCCCGTCTGCGGGCTAGTGTATACCCTGGTTCTTGACTTGCTTTACAGCGCGACTACTTCTTGCCCTTCCGCAACCACGGCGGGAGGTTCTTGGCCTTGGCTTTGTCGTCCTTCTCGTCCTCCTTGTCCGACGACTTCTTCGGCGGGAACGGGCGCTTGAGTGGCACTACTTTCCCTTTCTCTTCGCGTCACGCTGGACGCGGTACGCGATGGCCACCGCCTGCTTCGGGGGCTTGCCCGCGGCGATCTCCCGCGCAACGTTCTCCTCCCGGGCGGCTTTGCTTGACGACTTCTTGAGCGGCATCCCACGCCTCCCTGGTGACCAACACGAACTGGGGCTCGCACGCCGGTTCGTCCGTGAAGCGGATGAGTCGACCGTAGGTATCCACGGTGATGCTCGGCATGCGAGGCTCCTTGTCTACCCGGCTAGACGTCAGTCGGTCAGATCATCTTGCCGGCGCTGGGGGCGCGGAACGCTGGAAGATTTTTCTGCATGATCCCCTGCAAGTCCTCGTCGCTGTACCCGGCCTGCGACCCCACGGCGCGGAACCCGGCCTGCTCGGAGTTCCGCCCCCGGAGGTAGTCCTGCGCCCTGATCTTGTTGGGGTTGAAGGACTGCTGGAGCGCCTGCGGCGTCACCCAGCCGCCGTTGTTCTGGAGCGCCCCGGACTGGGGCACCACCCGGTTGGTGAGCAGGGCCTGGGAGAAGGCGCTGACCGGGATCGCCTGGTTCTGCACTGAGGCCACGTCCTGCCCCCGGTTGAACGGCATCGCCTGCTTCAGCCCAACCCGCTGCTGCTGGTACTGCGCCATCTGCTCGGGGGTCATGTAGGTGCCGGTGCTCTCGTTGAAGGCTTGGCTCCCCCCGGTGTAGGCCATCCCGTCCGGCCCGATCTGGGGCGTCTGCCAGGCGGGGGTCATGCCCCCCTTCTGGTAGTTGAGTTGGTTGCTGACCATGTTGGCCCAGTTGGCGTTACCGTCCAGCCCGGCCATCCCCTGCTGGGCGCCCGTCCACTGCTGATTGGCCTGGTTGATCCAGTTCTGCCAGGACGTCGGGTTGCTGAGGTCGGCGGCCTGGCCGTCCTGCCCGGGGGTCGTCGGCGGCTGGGTGGCGGCCTGGGCGTTGGGGGCGGGCGGGCCACCGGGCTGGCCGTAAGCCGACGTGGCGGCGCTGCGCCCGGCGACCGTGTTCCCGAGCATGGTCTGCCAGTTCTGCAACTGGTTGTTGGCGCCGCCGGGCACCTGGAACTGCTGGCCCGCCACGGTGGCCGGGCCGAAGGTGGTCTGCTGAATCTGGTTGTTGGGTTGCATGCCCCCGAGGCCCCCGCGGGCGTTGCCCAGCATCTGGGCCTCGATGTAGTTGCGGGGGTTGCTGGCCAGGGCGGCGACGTCCTTGGCCTGGTTGAACGCCTGCTGCTCGCGGGTGAGGGTGGCCTGCCCGTTGAGGTAGCCGGACTGCTCGGTGGCGAACTCCTGGGCGGCCTGGGTCGGCGCCCAGGTCTGCTGGCCGTCCGCCCCGGTGACCATCTGGCCCCCGAAGAGTTCGGCCATCTTCTGGAGGTTCTGGTTGGTGAGTTCCTCCCCCTTGAGCCCCTCGGTCGCCTGGTTCGACCGCTGCTGCTCCAGGGCGATGAACTCGTTGGTCGCCCGGTCCTTCCACCCCTGCGCGAGTTCCTGCTTCTCCTTCTCGACCTGCCAGACCGGCTTGCCCTCGAAGTAGCCGGTCTGCTCGATCAAGGAAATCTGGTAGTCGGCCGCCGTGTTGAGGATGTTGGCCAGGGTGTTGAGTTGGTTCTCGGTGAGCCCGCTCGGCATCCCGTTGATCAGGGGGCCGAGGGGCGTCATGTCCCCCGCGCGGTAGCCGCCGTATCCGGTGGTGATGTTCTGGGCGGCCTGGTTCTTCGGGCGCAGGACGCCCATGTTGATGGCCGACCTGATCTTGTCGATCAGCCCCGGGTTCTTCTGAAGCTCCTGCTGGAGGAACTCGTTGAGCCCGGTCGGCCCCGCGTCCCCCCGCAGGATCAGGTTGCGGACCTCCTCGGGGACGCGGTCGTACCCCATGGGGAACTCCCACTCGGGAGTCTCCTGGCCGACGATCTGCCCCGACTGCTGGCCCCCGCGGAGCCACCCCCCGATCAGGTCGTTGAGGGCGCCCATCCCACCCATTCCGCTTGTCGCGCTCATGCCACTCTCCTTGCTTGCGGGACACGGAACCGGGGAAGGAAACCACCCGCGCCGTTCGCGGCGGCCTCCCGCTTCTTGCGCTCCTCCTCGGCCATCTGGTCAACCGACTTGCCGGTGGCGACGGAGACGCCGCTCCCGCCCATTGGGATGCCCCCGTTCCCGATGGGCACCGAGGCCGGGTCGGGGGTGCCCGACATGCCCAGCATGATGCCCCTCGCCTTGTCGGTCAGGGCCGTGCCCAGCCCGGCGGTCGGGCTCGGTTTGTTGGCGATGGTGCCCACCGCGCTCCCCGCCGAGGGCCGGGGCATGGAGAAGTCCGGCGTGGTCACGTTCCCGTTGGCCAGCCGCACGCTGGGCATCTGCTTGCGGAGGTTCTCCAGTTCGTCCAGGTGCTCCTGGTAGGTCTTCTTCACCGGGTCGATGGCGCCCGCCCCGACGCCCAGGCCGATGGTGCCCGCCCGGGTGATCCCGTCCATGCCCACCTGCGGGGCCATCGCGGCGAGCGCGTTCATCGAGTTGGCCTCCCCGATGATCCCGCTCTGGGCGATGGCCTCGTTGGAGCGGCCCTGCGCCAACTGCCGCTGGTTGCGGGTCTCGTTGAGGTCTCGGTAGAGCCCCTCCCGCAACTGGCGGTCGGCGTTCTGGATATCGACCCCCTCCTTGACCCGGTTGTTGCGGGCGACCTCCTCCTGGGTCTTCTGGTTGATGTGGGTCTGGAAGACGCTGCTCCACTCGGTGGCGCTCTTGGTCCCCGCCTGGATCGCGGCGATGACGTCCGCCCGGCTGGTGTTGGGGTCGGCCATGAGCTTCTGGGCGTGCTGCCAGAGTTCCTGGGTCCGGCGCTCCATCTCCTGGTCGTGCAGCGACTTGGCCGCGTCGATCAGGGTCTTGACCGTGTCCGCCTGGGACTTCCCCAACTCGGCCTGCGAGAGCTGGTCGGCCGTCTTCCGCTCGTCCGCGGTGAGGACGTCGGTGACCTCTTGCAGCTTCCCGTCCTGGTCGAAGCGCGCGACCCGCCCGGTCTTGGTGTCCCGGTAGGTGGAGCCGCTGGCGGGCTTGTAGTTCTGGTTCCGCTCGAAGACGATCTGTTTGCGGTTGGGGTCGTAGTACGAGATGAACTCCGCGTCCTTGGGCGCGGTGACCGGCTGGATGTTCTCCTTCGGCCCCTGCTTCGGGTAGGTGGCGATGACCCTCCCGCCGTTGTCCAGGTCGATCAACTGGGAGATCGTGTTCCCGCTGGCGTCCACGCTCTCGATGACCTGGGTGCGGTTGCGGTCGTTGGCCGAGGGGATGCGGGGGTAGGAGCCGATGACCTTGGTGCCGGTCGGG